TTTTTGTGTCATCTATCTCTCATCATTGTTGTCCACCCATCATTGCTGATGGATCCATTCCCATTTGCTCTGCCATCTGCATAGCTTGCTCTGGGTTTTCCATAGCAGTTTGAGCTAATTGCTCTCCTTGCTGTTGTATCTCAGCTTCTTCCTTTTCTTGCTTTTCAGTATCTTGGTATAAATTTTGGAAATCAACAGGTACTTGCTGAGGCTCGGAAGCTCCTTCTGAGCTTTGGGCTTTAACTCTAATTTCTGCCCATCCTCTATTAGAAGAGTCTTCAGCTTCTAATAATTGGCGTTTATTGTCAATCTTCTTATTATCAATTTCAGCTTTAATCAATCCAATATTAGCAATAGTAGTATCAATCTCTCCTTGCTTAGCTTGTAACTCAAGTTGTTGAGCTTGCTGCTGATTTTGCTCAAGTGATTGCTTTTTAGCTTCTAATTGTTGTTGTGTACCAGGATCTTGAGGATCGACTAAGAACCTAGTCGGATCCATCCCCATATTAGCAACAAAATCAGTGGCTAAATTAAATGTAGCCATCGGATTAATATACGCAGCCGCTTCAGGATCATTCGCCATCATTGGCAAAAGCTCAGCAATTTGATTAAGCTTCATTGTTACAGATTGGTTAGAATTTTCACCTAAATTAGCTTGAATATCTAAATCCATATTAGAAGGCATCATCTGAAGCTCTTCTGCTGTCAATGAAGCATATCCTTGCTCTGCTTTATAACGCATAGGATTTTTAAGATTCGCCTTCATCTCACGTAAGACTCCTCTACATAAATCTTTAATGCCTCCTTCAACAAAACGACGTCCAATATGTTCAACACGAATTTGAGCTGCATTCTGTGCATTGCCCATTTTCTGTTCTGAGTTACCTGAAACAAACAATGTATCATTTAATCCCATTGCAGTCTTAGTAAGACCAGTAGATTGTTCTTTTTGTAACCCTAAGAACTCTAACATTCCTGCAGTACCTGGGCTTATCGGCTCGGGTTGTAATTGCTGAACAGCTGCGGCCGGATTACCATTAGTAGCAATAATCTGCTTAGGTAATGGATTTTGTAATGCAGCAAAGTCAACAACGTTAGGATCTGCTAACGTTCTTCCATAGTTACCGAAATAAACATTCTCAACGAACCCACGCATAATAGCTGTAGTAGCTTGTGTCTGAGGGCGGGCCATATCAAGTAAAGATAACCCGTGAAATTCATGAGGAATTTCTATTGGGTTAAGTACAGCAATAGGAATATAAGAACTATCCTCTTCTTCAAGAATAGCATCGCCAGCTTTAATAACATGTACTAACTCTGCAATACCATCTCCATCCCGGTCAGAACGAATCCAACATTCAATAACGGTTACTGACATGTTAGCTTCATCTTCTTCATCATCAGAATTAATCCAATTATCTATACCTGCTGATTGTTTACGAGCATAAGACTCTAATGACCACTCTGAATCTCTGAAAGATGCTTCTTCACCCATTTCAGAAAGATCGCCTTTGAAATCTGGCCAGTTACGCCTAATATCAGAACGAGTCATATCAGTGACTAGTCCAATAAATTTAGCTTCACTTATAGTTTCAGCTCCTTTGTCAATAACAAAAGACTCTGGCGGAATGTTACGAATTCTAACGCCTGACTTATCAATCTTACGGCGCAACCTAACATCTTCATATACGATAGGTCCTTCAATAAGATCTTCTTTCATATTAAGATCTCCAACAATCTCAACATTACGATCAGCTAAGATTTGATCTAATAAAGCCTCTTGAATAGTATCATATTCTTCTACTTCATAATCAAAGCTTTCTTCCCATCCCCAGGTTATGGCGCTGTTACCGAATACAACTGCAGACTTAATCCAGGTAGACAATTTTGTCCAGCCGTCCGAATTAGAGTTAAACAAACAGTAATTTACTACGTCCGAAGCAACCTGGGAGGCTTTGATAGAAGCCACTTCGTTGCTATAAGGGACAAATAATGCTAACTTATTGTTATCAAGTAGTAACTTAGTTAACAGCGCGGTATAACCTTCTGCAATCTCTGCAGAATCCGATGAAACAATCTTAGAAACACCTTGAGGGGTTAAATCCCCTTTAGGCTCTAAGCTCATTTCGTAAATTGAATTTTCACGTCTTTTTGCTACATCCGAAGAACCGGTGTAACCTCCAGTCGCATTTCTTAAATTTCTATCTATAGACTCTAGCAATTGCTCGTCTGTAATTTTTTCTATTTTTTGTTTGCTCATTCGCGCTCTCTCGATTTTTATATGCCTAATGTTTCATAATTTTAAGCACAAAATAGGTTCTATTGATGGAAATTATAGCCATCTTGTCTCTTCAATTTGGTAAGTATGGTTTAATTCACCCCAACTAAATGTTCTATTAGTGAGGGAATTGCCATGTGTTCTATATGCTTCGCAAGTAATTGCAAGCGACATCACTATGTCATCATGGTGACCGACAGATGCTTCCGGCTTTCCTTGTGGAGTAACAATAAAGTTTCTTAATTCTTCAATAGCTAACACAGAAGGAATAGCAATATCTTCATCCTCAATCATTCTTCTAAGATTCGAAATGATTGGCGAACGAGTAGCAGCAGTAGTTTTAAACCCTAAATGGTTAATACTATCTGATACTGTATTAGCTACTTTCCTTTGTTGGTAGATATTAGGATAGTTCATACCAAATAACTGTTGAACTGTCGCAATACCAATCGAGTTAGCTTCTGGACAAATTAAAGCATTATTATACCATCGTCCTAAATAAAACAGGATCCTTCCATACCTAACCGGGTCTGTTCTATTGCTTCGGTACATAGCAACGACTTCTCTATTACTTGTCATAACACAAGCAACGGAGTAATCCCCTCTAACGCCTAACGCAACATCGGCACCAATCAAATATTTACTATCTCTTTGAGGTGCTTCCCATACTGAAAGAGTACCACCAGAGGATTCATCGAATGAACTATAAGCATCGTTAAACTCTCTAAGTGAATCTGCCGCTACAGTAACGTACCTATCAAGAGACTCTTTATTAAACACAGAACTACCTGATTGCAGGAATGACTCTTCTGCTGTAAACGGATATTCCTGCTTGAATAGATTAAGAGAAGTCTCAGCAATCTTAATTCTACGCCAATATAATTGACCTTTACTTAATTGCCATTTCTCTTGTAGCTTTAACTCTGGTTCAGTCCATTCTATTGCATCTGGACTTTTTAGTGTATACTCGTCTTGCAAATACCATGGAACAAACAAAGGAGTAAAGTTACCTTCCCCTTTCTCAGCTTTATTCCATAGGTCGTAATAAACACCTTGAGCACCGTTAGAGGTGCTATTAATAATAATAATACTACCTTTAGTAAGTGATACCGACTGGAATAGACCAGCCATAACTTTCTCAGCGTTCTGGAAGAAAGCGGTCTCATCACATAGTAAAGCGGTATTAGTAGTACCACGACCTGGATTATCAGCACCAGCAGTAAACAATCTAAATTTAGAATCGTTCTCTTTAAAAACCATCTCTCTTTTATTCGATATCCCTAACTCTGGTTTAATATTAGTAGGTAGGTTTTCCCAGAATGTCTTGGACATACTAAAGATCGATTCGGTTGTTGGTTTATCTAAGCTAATAATTACAGCTCTAGTGTTTTCATAAAACAAAGTACGATGAAAGATTAATGCAGAGCTAATCGTTGAGAATCCAGCTTGACGATACTTAGAGATAATCATTCTTACATAACCAATCTCTGCCATCTGCTTGATATACTCATCAACAACAGCTACCTGTGCTTTATTAATCTTTAGATGTATCAATCCCTTATCTGCATCTTTAGGATAGATCATTAGCGCTTCTTCTATAAAAGCTAATGGATCTTCTTTCCATCTATCCCAAGTTTCCCGCTTTTCAAGTTCTACTATCAGCTCAGCGGCTTCTTTATTACTCATCGTTTACAATCTTCAAGTTTCTAAGTCTATTCGTAATTTCTTCTTTAGACATATCGGTAAGACTTTCATTTTCAGCCATTGCATCCTTAGTAGGTTCAATATATTTATTCGCTTCCATAATAGCCTTAATCGCCAATGCGTCACCTGCTGCTGTATTCTGAGCAAAGTGTCGTTGTGCTATCATAGCTAACATCTCACCAGGACTTAACCCTGCAACTTCTTCAAAAGCTTCCTTAGTTAAAGTAATCTTAGTCTTCGATCCTTTAGGTCTTCCATTAGGATTACCTGATACACCAGGTTGAAACCTATGAGGTTTACCTGCTGCAACCATCTTCTTATCAGCAGCTCTCTGCTTATCATTTCTCATATCATCTCCTGAAATTTTATTTTTAAATTGTCTATTTACCCTAGCTAGTACGTGTATTTATTGATGCACCCTCGTGTTTCAGAAAAGCTCAAGGTTAGTGTTTGTGTGTTCACTAAAAGCTTGAGGTTAGTGTTCGTGTGTCATTTCTTCAAGGTCAGCGCCTGTGTGTAATATATATATGTTGTACACCCACATATATTCGGCACCCCCCTCCTTACACGGGAGGGACTACACATGGCACTCGACATGCTATGTCATAACATAATAGGCTACAGCTAAGAGTCTATTGCGATATGAAGAAGACAAAAGGTTTGTCTTTGAACACCCGATGCGCTATCGCGTATTACGAGAATGAAGGTTACTCTGTATCCAGAGCTACCGACTCATACCTCGTAATGTACGATAACGATGCGTTTGAGTGGACAGATACTCCTCCCAAGTTCAGGAAATACCTGCACAGAGAGGACTTCTCGTTCATCTTAGACCCAGAGTATTGAGTGTTCGAAGAGCCCGAAGTAACGACCTCTCTGTTCTTACGGAGAGGAGGGCGAGTTATAACATCTGTTATAGCTTTAAGCATATTCAACAGAGTATGTTTAAAGGTATAACACC